TGCCGGGGCGGGCGAAGTCGCACCATTCCTCTGTAATGGTCGCACCATCAGGCGCAGTCTTGTACCTGAGATAAAACTTTAACGGGCGAGCCGCGATTTGCATGTGGGGGTTCTCCATGAAGAAAGGGCGGAGCCGAAGCCCCGCCCGTCACAGCCGTTAGTCGTTGGTTGTGATGCCGTCGATATACGGGAACAAGAGTTCAACTTCCGCAAGACCGGCAGAAGGCGTGCCATCCGCAGACGCGAACCAAGCGTTGTGGATCAGATAGCCGTCTGCCGTTGCGTCATCGACCGTTCCCGGCGTTGCCGTCGCCCATACCTTTGCATCGTCAGCAACAGTTGCGGCCTTGACGACGCCCTTGCCCTGAATCTGATACCAACCATACTGGTTGGCCACATTCGCGGACATAGCGATGGCGACAAATCCGGTTGTGGAAGTTGATGCAAGAGCAGTCGTGTAGTTGTCGGGGTAATAAATTACCGCCGACCCTACAGCAGTGCTCGCAACACCTTGAAGGTAGATGAACTTTCCGGCTCCATAAGTCGGATCAGTTGCATCAACAATGCGACCAAGCGTGTGCTTTTTGGTCGTTTCGGTCGTAGCAATCGGCTGACTGCCAGCGATCTGATTTACGATAGTGTAAGCCATGTTCGTAAGTTCCTTTCTTTCGCCTGCCGCTTACGAAGCGTCAATCATGATGCCCTGACGGGCGCGGTTCGTACAGATCATCTGGCCCATCCAATAAATCGGGATGATGATGGCATCCTGATTGGTCGGGACTTTCTGATCGTCCTGCGTCCACTTGGCATCGCGATGCTGCACGAGCTTGATGTAATCCGTGTTCAGGAAGTACATCTTCTCGCCGGTCGTGGTGAAGTTGTCGGAGTTGTCGTCGAAGATTACGTCAGCCGACTTGTACTTGAGGGCTTCAAAGCCAAGTTCCGCCATTTTCGGATTCATGTAGCGGGCATTGGTCTGCAACGTGGCTTCATAGGCCGCGTACAGGTCATGCGTCGATACAATGAGGTCCGGCTTGTCGTTGCCGCGAACGGTGGAAAGCCAGAGCGAGTTCATATCCGCCTGGATAGACGCATACGTGCCCGTGCCGGTCATTTCCTTGAACTTGTTCTTCCACCACGTATAGGTGCCAGCAACGATGCCGCCGACCGTACCCGTGCCGTCAGAGGTAATCAGCGCGCCAAGACCGCCGATCTGGTTCGTCAACGATCCCGAGGAATAGATATCCGTCGAGAAGTTGTTCTGCGCCGTGCGAAGGGCCGAAGTCGTCTTGGCCTTCACAAGGTTAATCAGGGCTTCCTTGCCGCTGTTCATGCGGATTTCTTTACCGGAAGCCGTGACGTGAACCGCAATCTGCGCCCAGTCGTACTTGACTGCCGTTGGGCCGTCAGACGCCTGAATGTTCAGCGGGTCGTAGCCATCATAGCGCAGATACGTTTCGTTTGCGCTGTAGTCGATGGGATAAACGAGTTCGCGACCGCCCGAAACCGTGTCAATGTTGCCACGATCCTTGAGACGGCGCACGAGCGCGTTGTTGTTGCTGTTGTTGTCAACAATCTCTGGCGCACGATAGCGCAGAGTGGTCGTCACCATATCGGTGAACGTGCTGTTAGGCGATGCCATGACCTAGTTCCTTGTTAAGTCATGCCCGCTGCGCTCGGTCGTAAGTTTCCGAAAGCACATCGTCAAGCGTGCGAACCGGCTTCATGTCGCCGGGGGATGAACGCACGTTTAACTTGCTGGCGCTTTTTGCCTTGGTTGCAAGTTCAGCCTGTTCTTTGGCCTTCTTGGCTTCCAAAGCAGCGCGTTCCTGTGCGATGATCTTTTGCCGCAATGCCGGGTTAGCCCATTTCGCCTGCTCATAAGCCATCGCCAGCTTTTCCTTTTGGGAAAGATGGGGATGCGTCATGTTCAGGGCATGGATTTGCGCGACAAGGCTGGGCTCTAGTTCATCGTCAATAGGATTTGCTTTCGCGAAGTCCTCGATGAGAGCAGCAAGCGATTGCTGGTGAGCCTGCGCTTCCCGTTCTTCACGGGACAGGACAAGCCGCTCTAGTTGTGCGTTTCGTGCCATCAGGTCTTCGATGCGCGAGTTCAATGACGCCAATTGAGGCGACTGGTTGGACTCTTCACCGGACTGATTGCCGAACATGGAAAGATCGACGCCATACGTCTGCGCAATCATGGCGATGGAGCGAACCGGGTCTCGATCAAGTTCCCGTTGTGCCTGTAGAAGCGACGTTAAAGCCACTTCGGGAGTCACATTGCGGCGATGATTTTGAAAGAGGTCTCGGTTGCTTTCGACAATCTTGGCGAAAGGCTCGTAGGCTTTGACTTGCTGCCCTAGCTGAGTGATTGCTTTATGTGCTTCCGTTTCCCGCTTTGCCACATACTCTTGCATGGCGGGTGGAACGGTCGCCCAATGAGCTTTCAACTCCGAAGGCAGAAAGTTAGGCGCGTCGATGGATGGCGTTTTCGCCATTTCGACGGCTTCCCCTTCGGGCTTGCCTTCTGAAACCTTGTCTTCCTGCTGCGTTTGCGCAGGCGTGTCGCCTTCCGGGCTCCGAGAGGCAAACTTGCCATCTTCGCCGCGCGGAATGTTGGCGTTATCGTAGAGTTTGCCGAGTTCGGCGTCCAAATCTACCGGCGTTGTTTCGGTCGTTTCCGGCGTTTGGGTAATAGCTTCCTGCGTGACGACTTCCGCCGCCCCGTTCTCCAGTTCTGACATGTCGCTTCCTTTAGATATCGCGGCCTATCAGCGGCAGGCCAAGCCGTTTTGCCCACTTCTCCGACTTAACGCCCTTGCGCTTGCCGAAGGATTCCCCCTTCACATCGGCTTGCAGGACGCAATCGTTTCTCTTGAGGTCTTCGCGCTGGGCTGCGCGGCCTCCAACATACGAACCGTCAATGGGTGACTTGTAAGGCGCTATGTCCTGAATAATCATGGGCGTGCAAATTCTGCCGTCGCCTATGAATTTCTCGCCTGTCGCCTTGTCAATAAGTGAACCGTCTTCGGCTACGCGGTAAGTCGTCATGCTTTATAGATAACCTCTACAAGATAGCTTTCCAGCGTGATTGTTTCTGAGCTAAGGCCGTTTTGTCCTGTTATCAGCACAGTAACGGCGGAAGTCGTGTCAACCGATGATGTTACAACTGCGCCAGCCGATGACGAAAAGCCGCCTACTGCCGTTGTCCATCCGACTTGTGAAGATGCTGAGTTTCTGTTCGTAATTTGCGCTTGGTGACGAGTGCTCGCCGTTGTTGTGGATGATATTTGCGAATAGGTCGTCCCACCGAACTTGATGCGCAATATTTTCGTATTAGAAGAGTTTGTAAATGAATATACAATAGTTATTCTGACCGATCCGTTAGCGCCCATCGCGCCAGCCGGAATGGTAATTGTAGCCAGCGTGTTTTCGTTAGTGTCGCCTGTCGTTGACATGCCCGTTGCGGCAGAAGCGGCAACAACATACGGGACGCCGAGAAGCTTATAGTTGACGGTCATTATTGCACCACATATTGACCGGAATCGTTCACCACGAATTCCCCGGCATCGTTGACAACGAAATTGGCTTGCGGCGTAAACGTGCCGATTTCACCCCATGTCGAGACAGATTGCAGCGCAGCAAACGCCCGTTGAGCATCGGCCAGCGTCGTATAGGCATCAGCCATGTTCATGTTTAGCCAACGCAGAAGGCGTTCATTAAAGAACCCATCCGCCACGCCAGCCAGATCAAAAAGCGCGTGCCAGTCGTCCTCGTAAAAGTAGGATGTTCCCGTAACCGCCCTGATGCTTTGCTGAATTTGGGACTGGCTCATTGTGCTGTAGCCCGCTGCATCTTGGCCTTGTTCTTGGCCTCTTGCGCCTGAATATCCATCTTGTTTGCCGACATGGCCCTATTTAGATTGGCCTGTTCCGCCGCCTGCTGTCGCTTGATTTCAATGTCAGCGTTCACTTCCATCATGCGGATTTGATATTCTTGCGCAGCCTTTTCGCGCGCCAATTCCATTTCAAACTGCATTTTCTGCTGCTGCATCGCCATGTCAGACTGCATCTTGGCTTGATCGTTCGCGGCCTGCATTTCCATCTTGCGCTGTTCGAGCGCCAGCTTGGATTGGTCGTTCTGCTGCTGTATCTGCGCCTTTTGCTGTTCAAGCTGGATTTGCGCCTTGGCCTTCTCTGCCTCTGGATCAGGCTTGGGAGGCTGTGGTTTCGCCGCCGCTTCGCTCATCTTGTCGAGCGCGTCTTCCGCCTGCTTGCCCAGCTTGTAGTTGCGAGCGAACGCCGTATAGACCTCAACAGCCGCCTGCGATGGCATCTGGCCCGACTGAACCGCTGGACCGACTGCCGCGATATATTGCGCCGTCCCTTGCAGGAATTCGTTCATGGCGCGCTGGTTGCGGGTCAGGTCTGCGCGGATTGTCGAGTCGCTTTCAATGTCAATGCGGTACGAGCGCATAACGTCCGATTGCAGGACACCGAACACGGCTTCCATTGGCGGCTGTTCAAGCGCGGTCTGCAATTCCTGCGGTATCTGTGGCGGGGGCGGAGCGGGCTGGCCCGGAGCCGCAGGCTGGGGCTGCATTTGCGCCTGCAACGCCTGATGCTGCGCTTGTGGCAGCAACATGATACCGGAAATCATCATCACGGTTTGCGGCGAGAAGCGCTTGGCGATAATCTCAGCCTTCAACCGGAACAGGTCACGGGCAAAGCGCTGGACTTCGCCCTGTAGCTTCTGAATACGCAGCGAACCCCACTGGTTCTTGATTTCCTGCGCTGTCGCTGTCTCGCTGGCCTTGGAAGCGCCACGGACAATATCGGAAATGCCCGTGACTTCGTAAATTGTCTGCTTGACCTGTTCGCGCTGCTGATAGAGTTCAACAAGGGCTTTCGTGATAGGCTCGATAGGCCACCACAGCACGGCCTTTTCCAGCCCGCCGTTGTCAATCCACTGTTCTAAGCCTTCAAGAGGGACGAGTTCGCCGTCATCCGCATCGACAAGGCTCGCAAGCGACCCGCCAGACCCCGCAAAGCCGCCGCGAACCCTGATTTGCTTGACAAGGCGCTTAATGCGGAACGTGATTTCATTCAGTTCTTCAACGAGAACCTGATAAATCCGGTATGGACAGACCGGAACTAGATTGCCGGGGGTTGAAATAGGCTGGACGGGACGCGGGACAGGGTAAAAACCGTCCATCTTGAACGGGTCATCTTCCTCGTACAGCACGTCAGCCTTATAGCCCGGCGCAACGAAGATAACCTTTTTCTCGTCCTTATCCCAAATTTCCCAAACGCGGGCGCGTTTCATCTTGTCCGCTTCGGGGCTTTCCGATTCACCGGCAGGCGAGCCGTCAGACTTGCAATCCATGCTGATGGCGTCGGCTATCTTGGAACCCGCAAGCTTCTCAACTTCCTTTTTGGTCAGGAAATGCTCAAAGGCGATCCAAGGGACCATCTGCCATTCATCGGCAGGCCCGATGCGAAAGCGCTTCCAAGGCACGTATTCGCAGGACACTTCCTCGTAGGAAAGCTGCTCAGTCGGCTTTTCAGGCAAGCCAGCGTTGGCTTTTGTTTCAGGGGCTTCCTCTTCCGGCTGTTCGCCCGGTTCTGGCGCTTCCGTGAAGTATGGAACATAGCGAACGCGAGCTACGCCCCTGCCCGGCACAAGGCCGTCAAACAGCACTTGCCGCATGGTTTCGTCAAAGTCGTAGTTATCGACTGAGAACGACAGGCAGCGCTCGATAATCTGCGCAACGGTTTTAGCCACCTTGTCCTTATCGCCAAAGCGGCGGCGCACATCAGGGACAGGCGTGGAATTGTAAATGGCCGGGAGCGTGGTTTCTATGTTGCTGTGAAAGATATTGAAATCGCGGGAACGGGCGAAAATGTCATCCGCTTCCTTGTCGCCACGATACACGCGGACAGCGCCATCGCCATCTTTACGCCATTGGCTGTCGGCTTCGCTGACAGACTCAATCGAGTCGAGCCAATACTTGACGTAATCCTGGCGTTTACTGGCTTCGACGCCTTTATCTGGCTTGTCGTCGTATTGTTCGGTTTCGGCCAATGTGGTAGATTCCTATCTCGCAAGGAGAAGCGATATGGAATGGATTTTGATTTGGATGGTGCTTACGGTTATTACCTTGGGAGCGATATGCTGGTATGCAGCATATGGTAAGCTTTAAAGCCCCAGCCGACGCTTGCGCGCCTTTGCTTCCACAATCTCCCGAATAGACATATTGGAGACCACAGCCCCGTTGGGCTTGACCTCAAACTGCAATTCGGTCGGCTTTTTCTGTTCAACAGGCTTCGGAACCCACGGCCTAGACAAGCAGCCGTAACGGGCTTCGTCTGCCGCGTGGTCTTCGCCGTCAGTGTCCAAATCTTCCGGCCTGTCAGGATCGTGCTGCAATGCAGGGACAGTGCGGATAAAGTCCCGGCATGTCTCGAACACATACAGCATGGGCTTGCCGTCAACGTCGCCCTTAAGACGGGCGCGCATCTGATCCCAGCCACCTAATGCGCCTCTAGGCCCAACGCGGGTATTGTCAGCCCTGCGAAAATGAACCCCGCACTTTGCCATTCTCTCGGCTATGGATGGACCGCCATCCTGCGCAAATGCAGCAGGGTCAATTACGCCGTAGGTGATTTTCTCGTTAGCCTCGCGGGCTGCAATTCCACGTGCCACGTCTTCGGCAGTAAGTCTAAGCCCGACATTGGGTGCACTTGCACCATACCATTCACGATATCGAATGAGTGATCCCCGCGGCAATACGGCGTGTCGATCCAGCCCGCTGACCGCAATTCTTGTCGCATCACCCAACCGGATTTGTTCGGATGCGGGACATAGCGTCGTATTGTCCCCGACAACAGCCCACCAGCCCACGCTGAACGGGCGCGCGAAACCCCAGTCCATTGACCGAAAACGTAACCAATCTGCGGGTATTGCGAAGGGCTTGATGACGTGTCGTTCGTTAGACCATCCGTCAAAGAATGCGCCATCTATAACGCTCCAATCGCCTTCAAGCCATGCGCGGACAAGCTGCTCAGAACCGACAGCGCGAAGCCGCTGCACATAGTCTTCGCCCAAAAACTTGTTATCCCGTATTTTTGACGGGATAAACACACGCTGCAAGCCGCTGGCTTCGTCT